AAGTCAATTTTGCGAGGAAAAAACTCTGATGACCAACTCTCGTAAAGACAAGCTGCACGAATTCATCGACAAAGCCGACCCAGTAATTGACCAGATAGACGACTACGCAACCACCACGTTCAGCTGGTTCAAACCTGTCTTGTACGTTGCAGCTGCAGCACTGGTCCTTAAGTTCATCCTCAACTGACTAAGGGGGCGGCGACCGCAGGGAGCCGCCTCCTGTCCCAACAGGATGTTCCACCCGCAAGTGTCTAACCAAAGGAGTTCACCCGCATGGTCATGCTGTGTGCTGACTGCAATCAGCTCAAACACCCTGGCACTGAATGCCAGGTGCCCGAGGACAATATGGTTGACCACTCCCAATCCAATAAAATCATTCAAGCCGCGTATGATCGCGGCGACATCAAGGCGATACCTGTCGAACATCGTAACACTGGTCAAGGCGTGTTCAACAAAATCGAAGTCCAAAGGTATCCTTACCCTTTTGAGACAACCCCGCATGTCTGCGCAACATGTGGCTCAACCGAATGGCACGCAAACCTCTTTTACGTGAACCGCCAGGACGAATGGCGTCAAGACGAGCCCGCGTTCTGGTGCAGTGACTGTGACGCATCCGTCGACATCAAACCCTTACAAATGACGGAGTAGCCCATGCATGACAGATCCACTGCAGAACAACAGCGCAAATACATTCGTGACTTTCAAGACTTAAGTGTCCCATGCCCGCTTTGCGGTGCGCACATCAACATCAATGTCGCTCTCGACAATGACAGCACATGCCCCAAATGCGAACAAACCGTAACTTACTGCCTCGGTTGGACAGGCAGACAATGGTTCAAATGATGGAGTAGCCCATGCTCGGCCGCACAAAAGCAGCACGCACACTAGGTGCGTTTCTTCTCTACTACCTGATGATTATGATCGCCTCCCTCTGGGGGGCGTTGTTGTTAGGGATCAACCCCACGCTCGTTCTCAGCGTGATCTCAGCACCCTACTGGATCTGCGCGATCCTGCTCACCATCCAGCTCACCAAAAGGATTGGCTAATGACAATCGAATCCATCCAACAGGATTTTCCTTTCGATGAAATACGCGATGCAACTGGCAACTACTTCGCATCAGTCACAGAAGCAATGAAAGCAGGCTACCAGGAATCACAGATATGGTCTGTCGCGATTGCTGACGGGGAAGGACCAAACGGTGAGGATGCCTTTACGTATGGCCCGTCATTCCACTACGTAAACGTCATGGGATACATCGCCACCAAAGAACACCATGACGACGAAACCTACTACGAGGAATTGCTCGATCATGAGGCGTAAGTACCAGGCAGCATTCAATGCAGCTGCCGGCGCATCACCCGAAGTGCGTGCGCTAGGCTACCAGCGTTGGGTCAGAATCCTTCGCACGTGGATCGAGGTCACGAATAACGCGAATAGCAACACCAACAATAGGCGCATCCTCGATTGATTGCGGAATGTAACGATCCAGCGTTGACTTAGGTAGCAGCCAAGGCGGCTGGTAAATCAAGGCCGACAGTTCACCATCATACCGAGCAACTACAATGTCGCCTGATTGTGGCGGCTGCACATGCACCGGACGACACACAACAACATCGTTTCGCACAACAGCACCCGCATTCAAGCTATCGCTGTTAATCTGAACAGCAATTTCCTGCCGGTTTTCGGTTAAATTAACTGCAACTGATTTTACCATGCGTTGCATTATTGCAGCCCAATCAGATCCTGTCAAAGCAGGCAGTGGAACATCTTTTAAATCATCAATCGTTCCGTATGGGATTTCTAACATCGAGACACGCTCAGAGGGCGATGTCATCGACATCTCTGGGCCATAGCCACAGACACGAGCTAACTTGGCAATCGTCGTGCTCGAAGGCACATGCACAATCTTGTTGCCTTCTGCTAATGCCTTTAGAAAACGCGTAACATTTGTTGGTGATGTAGCAGCAAGGCGCGACCACTCACTAGCAGACCACCCCTGCTCTGCCATTACCTGATTCATCCAGCGCGCTATATGAGCGGCGTAACCACTTTTAGGATCATTCTGCGGCATTTTGGCAACGATCTAGAGATAAAGTATCTTCAAACATATCATCGATGCCGTAAAAATTAGCGAGAGTTCCCTCGTCAACGCTTTTTTGCCTTAAATCTTTGATTTCTTGTGCGTTTTCACTTTCCATTACAACTGCTGTTTCCATAATCATCTTGACCATGGCAGTGCGAACGAACGCATGAGACGAACGAGAATTCAAAAAAGTTAAAACTCGGTTTTTAATGCTTTCCTTAATCGCGTCAGATAAATGATTCTCTTTACTGAGCAAATTCAAATTCCGGGCACGTGTAAGAGTTCTTGAAACAAACTCTCTGCTTTTACCAAGGTGGTACGCCATCTCAGAAATGTTGATTTCGCGACCTTCAAATTCTGCAAGCCAGAGATAAAAGCACAGATACTTTTTGCCTTCCGTATCAAACCACCACTCACCTATGCTGCCATCAGATTCTTGCATTGCTTCACGTGCATCTGCTTCACGCAATCTCGCATATTGTTGCTGTCCTAACATGAACTGAATGTAACGCAAAACTACACTATTTTGATTTGCCTCTCGAGCAACGCCCCGGTTTTCTACTAGTTCTGTTTTATCCTGCATAACAGCTCCGTGATTTCAGGTAACGAATCAGCTGTGATCACAGAACACAAAACAATGCACTAATGCAATAAGTTTTTGCTTAACAAACTGCGTTAATGCAGTATCGTGTTCGCATGATTGATTTTTTGCAGGATCGCTGCTCAGCGAAAAACACCACCGTTCAACGGGTTGCGCGTGAAATCGGCATTGCCGATACCACTGTCTGGCGATGGGAAAAAAAATTGTTTCAGCCTCGATCTTCGAGCATCGAAGCAATTCTTGAGTATCTCGACAGGTCATGAGCTGCCAAAGCGACGCATACCACTCGCTAGTTGAGGCGCTGCGTCGTCGCAGAGAAGAGCTTGGCTTAAGTCAGGTCGATGTTGACGAGAAGATCGGTGTTACCAGAGGGCAATGCGGCAAGTGGGAGCTGCATCAGCGCCGACCTCGGGCATTCCTGCTTGGCTGCTGGGCTGACGCCCTAGACGTGGAGCTAACTGTCCGATGACCACTGATCTTCCTGCCCCCAAGGCTCTCAAGCGCAAAGGCAAGTCAAAATTTAGGAATGTTCGCGTCGAGTATGACGGCATCAAGTTCGACAGCAAGCGAGAGTGCGCCCACTACCAGGAGCTAAAGCTCCTCGAAGCAGCTGGTGAAATCTCGCAGCTACGGGTTCATCCCAAGGATTTTACAATCACCATCAACAACCAGCGAATCTGTAGGTACGAGCCCGACTTTATCTTTTACGACGAGTTACAAGGGCGCTTCCGCATTCAAGATGTAAAGGGCGTCGTAACTGCCCTGTTCAAGCTCAAGAAAAAACTCGTCGAAGCAACCTATGACATCGAAGTGGAGATAGTGAAATGACATCAGCAGCAGGATTTCAGCTTCTAGCGCAAAGCCTGGGCCAAGTTAGATTTTTGCTCACAAAACTAGACGATCAGATCCAGGCAGGCCTTGCAGCTGATCCCCACAACACATTTCTGCAAAATCTTGAAGACTCTATTACCAACAAAATCCCGGAAACAAATCATGCAATCAAGATCGCATATCAGCGCGGCACTCTACTCAGCGGTGACGAAAGCGCGCCTAGCCACCAACACGCGATGGAGAGCAGTCAAAGCGGAAAAAGAACCTTCTCGAGCGCAGCTTGAAGAATCTCGTCGTGCCATCGAGGCTCTAAAAAACATGCGTTTACGCAGAAATTCCTGATTTTTTTTGTCTTATATACTGCACTTATGCAGCAGAGTCTCTATAATACAGCTATGGAGGTGCACTAATGCACGATCAGTTTTTTCACCTAAATGATCTTGTTCGACAGATCGAACGCGCAAGTGACGTTGTTGTCACGCGCACGCCTGACGGTGACGCTGGCGACATCGACGCCCAGGTCGAGGTCATCAACAACGCGATTGCGGGAGAACAGCTTCTCAAGCTAGCCCGAAACCTAGTCGAATTTATCGGCACAGAAATACACGGCAGCGAAGCTGCTGTTGCCGCTTACACCGAAGCACTCGACCTCTATGAAAGGAAGTTTCATGGCTCGTGAAAATTTGGGCGGCTCTGCCGCTAACAGAATAGCAAACGGTGATGCCTACGGCCTCTGGGAAGAGATGACCGGCCGCAAGGAACCCGATGATTTATCTAACATTTTTCGCGTTCACCTTGGCGTTTTTACAGAACAATTTAACCTTCAATGGTTTGAGAAACAGACAGGTTTAAGGGTCAACCATGATGTAGCTATTCATCATCAGGAGCATCCTTATTTTGTTGCCCATCTCGACGGCCAAATTGACGGCTCTCGCACACCCATTGAAGCCAAGCACACAAACGCCTTCAATCGTGACGTAGCTACTTACTACTACGCTCAACTCCAGTTCTACACGTGGATGGCTGACGCGGAAGAAATTCATCTGAGCATAATCCGAGGAAATGAATACTCACGAGAATTAGTCGCGCGCGACGACGATTATCTCGATGCCCTGATCGACTCTATGCACCACTTCCAAACCTGCATTGAAGACGACAGACCCCCGTCAGAACGACCGCTCAAAGTCGAACCAAAGAACATTGTTCTCGACAACATGCGCGTCGCTGACATGACCGGCAACAATCAATGGGGCAACGAAGCGGCGGAATGGCTTGCCATGAAACCATTCAAACAACGCTTCGATCACGCAGCAGCAAATTTACGCAAGATTGTGCCCGATGACGCGCGACATGCAGCAGGCAACGGCGTTGTAATTACACGCGCAAAAAACAACCGGCTGACCGTCAAGATCGATGAGGGATTTATGCCAAGCGAGGCAGCAGAATGACCGACACGAAATACATTTGCTCTGAATGCGGCAGCGGTGACCTCTGGTTTGATGCTTACGTCGACGAAAACAATGAGGTCTTGGCGTCGTATGACAATGTTGTCTGCGCTGACTGCGACTTTGCCGAAACGACAGCCGTTGAACGAAGGGCTGCAGCATGAGCTACGCACGCGCCTCAGATCCATCGACAAGCTGGGAAGCAGCTGACAGCCTCTCCAGCGACCACGTTGCTCGAGTGCGAGAACAAGTCAAAGCATTTGCTCTTTATTGCGGCACAAGCGGATTTACCGACAAAGAGCTTGAACGTCACTTTGGTGATTTCGGCAGCACCTATCGCACCAGGCGGTCAGAGCTGTCAGCAGCTGGCGTAATCGTCGCTACCAACAGCAAGCGCAAAACGCCCTCTGGTCGCAACACCATCGTGCACGTGCATCGCAACTACCGAGAAGGTCATCAACTTTCACTCATCTAAACCACAAAAAAAGGAGTCCCAGATGGATGACATCATTTATCACAAGGAAGTTATGGGTCGCGCCGAGCAGATGGTCGAGAAGTTCGGCGTCGCTCAACGCGGCGGCAAAAAGTACCTGGAGGTTAAACACCGCGTCGCACTATTCCGTGAATCCTACGGTGTGGGGTACGGCATCGAAACTTGCATAGAGTACGCCGACGACAAGTACGTGCGCGTTCGTGCCGTTATTACCGACAAGCTAACCCGTGTGATTGCCAGCGGTCTTGCCGAAGAAGTCCGCGGCACAGGCATGGTCAACAAAGGCAGTGCGCTTGAGAACTGCGAGACCAGCGCCATTGGTCGTGCGCTTGCCTGCCTTGGTTTAGCAGGCTCCGAATACGCTTCTCTCAACGAGCTTGAGATCCACAGCGGCAAGGTCGCCAAGATCGAGCAGATGGAAAACCTCAAGGCTGTAACGCCTGCCAAGAAGCCTCGCGCAGATGCGTTCACGCGATGCATCGAGGAAGTTGGCGGCGACGAGTTCGAGGCCGTCAAGTCTGCGCCTGAAGAGCAGCGCAAGGTCTTTGTCGATTTCGCCAGACAGGCTTTCGACTTGCTCGACCGCAAGGCCAGCAGCGCAGAGTTCATATCGCTGCAGGCTGACTACATTCCGCTGATGAAAACGCACGCTGTTCTGAAGGCAGCTGCGCTTCGTCTCATTGACTACATCACCCCTTCTCTCATCAAAGCAGCTTAAGGAGTCTCTTCTAATGGATATCAACCAGATTACAATTTGTGGACGCCTCGGATCCGACATCGAGTTCAAATCCACCAGCACCGGCAAGACCTTTGCAATCGCATCTGTTGCCACCAACTTTCGTCGCAAGCAGCCGGACGGCAGCTACTCCGAAGATACGACCTGGCACAAGGTCAATATCTGGGCCAGCGGCCTGGTCGAGCTGCTCGGCCGCCGCGACATCTCAAAGGGCGACATCGCTTATGTTCAGGGCCGCTTGAAAGTTGACAAGTACACCGACAAGAACGGCGTCGATAAGACGGGCGTCAGCATTGAAGTCGACACGTGGGGCACCTTCAAGACTATGCCCAAGCAGACACCTCGTGCAGCTGTATCGCAGAATGGCGCTGGCGTTGCTGCAGCACCTGTGGAAGCCGTCTCATGGGACTGACACATCTGCTTACCGCAGAAGAAATCTGCGATCACTTTGACGTTGGCATCGATACTGTGCGTAGCTGGGTTGCCAAAGGAGACTTGAGTTACGTCAACCTTGGCACAAAAAAACACCGCGTAATGCGATTTACCGAGCAAGCAATCGAGGATTTTGTTCAGAAAAGAGCAACCCAATGCAACTTTATCAACGTAGCAAATCACCCTACTGGCAGTGGCGTTGGACGCCGCCGGGATCAGGAAAAGAGCTTCGAGGAAGCTGTCGTACAACTGACCGAGAAGAAGCAGAACGCTATGTAATCAGAATTCAAGCTGATTGGCGACAGGCTGAATTGCTCGGGCAAGTTCCGGCAATAACGATTGATGAGCTTTTCGCCAAACTAGTTAGTGATCATTACGCTTTCAAAAAATCAACGAAAGCACCTCTCTCCGTGCTGGCAAACATCAAACAAATTACAGACAAGAAAGGGCTGCGCTACGTTCATCAAATTGAGAAGAATAACCTTAACGACATTGTTCTCAGTTTTAAGCATCGCGCGTTGTCGCAAGAAATTAAGCCAAGCACGGTTAATTTCTATCTAAGGATCTTGCGGCACGCGATTAACTACACAAACAAGCTAGGCTTCAGAACAGGAGCGGTGACCAAGGACACCTGGAAAGATCATATGTTTCCGGCAACGCCGCCGCGTACAAAATTCTATAGTGCAGAACAGTTTGCCAAGTTACTCGATGAATTACCTGACCACCAGATTCCGCTGGTTGTAATAGCTGTTCAGACAGGCTTACGCGCAGGCAATCTGATGAATTTGCGTGAGGAAAATCTTGATTTCGACAAGGACGAAATTACCGTTCACGTGAAAAGCGAACAGCTTGAAGGCAAAAAAGTTACAATCGGTATGGGCGTGAGCCTACGAACTTACCTGCTGGAGCTTTGCGCCAAAAACCGTGTGCGAACAAATCGTCATTCACATTTGTTTTTGTATCTAGACCCAATCACGCGCGAGTATCGACCGTTTAAAAGTTACAAAACAGCATTCAACAAAGCTCGTAAGCGTGCTGGCCTTGAGGGTTACACGTTTCACGATTTGCGTCACACATGCGCGACTTGGCTACTTGAGCAAGGCTACTCACTCATCGATGCAAAAGAGCAGCTGGGTCATTCTTCAGTAGTCACTACCCAGAAATATGCGCACACAACCGAGGAGAGAAAACGCGCTCGAACAGAGGCGATTTCGCACATTATCCAGCACACTAATACCGACGATAGTGTGCAACACATTGAAACAAAACGGAAAAGAAAGGGGCAAGCCACCGATTAAAAGTCGAATGCTCTACCAACTGAGCTAAGTGCCCTACCAATTCCTAACACCATATAAACCTTGACCTTTTGGAGATCAAGCCGCTTCTAAAACTGCGTTTTTGCAGGAAATTATAGGACGTTTAAAGAACGATTCTGCATATCCTGCATAAAAATCCGCACATTATCCGTCACACTAACGCGCATAGCAGCTATGCGTTCACGAAATACCCCC